GTGTATAGGTGAAATTTTGAGTCTGGTATGAAGTAGTTACTGCCTTATTCTCCTTGGTGGGAGAAATAGTCCCATTCCTCGTATCCTCTTGAACAACCGAGTTTGTAGCTGAATTAGAAATCGCTAACTTACCAGATGGCAAATCACTATCATACTCATATACCCTGACATAAAGCCCAGTGCTAGCAGCAGATGACGATTTATAAGTTACAGAGAACTTAACAACATTGCCCGCTTCTACATTAAATGCTGGGTAAGCCATACCTGTGGCGGTGTCTGTGTCAGACTGTAGCACTAAGGCTGCTTCTGATTCATCGTAAGTGACTGAACTATAATCAGCGTTACTGTATGCAGGTACAGCGTCAAAGCCTGGGCCGCGAGCAGTTGACCCTACGAACTTAACATATGTTAAGTTTGCAGGAATATCAGACATAGTTATTGGGGCAGTCTCTGTCCACTCATAGAAGTTAACGTAATCTTTATTTCTGCTTCTTTTACTAAAAGAAGCATTAGTTCCAGCTGCATCATCAGCGTACACAGGTAACACACCAGAGTGGTCACCATCCTCACCAATGAATAAGGTATAAGTAAGTGGTGGAGTAGGAGTAGGTACATCTGTAGGTGCGTTACCTGTCCACTCATAGTAATTAGCATATCTTCTAGTACCTTGAGTAAACGATGCATCGGTGCCAGAGGCATCAGTTGCGTATATGATTTTAACACCAGAAGACGTACCGTCATCAATAGTTGTAGTGGTACCATCACTGAATGTTAATGTGGTTACACCAGCAACTGTGCTAGTACTTACAGTTAGTGCGTCTGCATCAATACCTTTAATTGCTATAATAGTAGAGGTACTGGTTGTAGTAGCATCACTATAGGTAATAGTGGTTTTGTTCCACAAGTAGGGCGATGTATCACTTAAAGGAAGAGTGGCTGTAATAGTATCATCCCAAGTTGTAGGAGCAGTAGTATCTGAATTACTTTTAGCGTATACCTCTCCTATAGAGGATATTCCTCGACCATCTTCAACATACTGTGTGATTAAACTCACAGGACTATTGATGTCGGCACCTATGGTTCTAGTATTTGCATTATAGTTCCATAAATATTGGTTAGTGGACGTTGGATTCTGTGGGCTTGTTAGCCATGAACCAGACTCAATAGTTGGAGCATTAGTGCTATTAGTTAATTTATAATGCTCAACGGTACCAGTGTAACTATCGCCATTAATACCTGCTTTACTCTTAGAAAAAGATTGTTGCGTTGTAATACTTAAAGCTGATCCATCAAATCTCTTACCTGTAATTGTATAAATAATAGAGGATACATCTGTACTAGCAGCCACTGCACTATGATCGCCAATAGTTAAATGATCCCCTGAGTCAGTTAATGTACCTAAAGTAATGTTGGTGGCTGCAGTAGTAACTTTCCAAGTACCATTATCTGTACCCGTCTCATCATATATTATCTCCCTAGCACCATCAAAAACTCTAAGCGTTGTGCCTGATCCAGTATAAGACCCTACAGTACCGTCAACTCCAGCAGAAAATGTATGTGTTTCATTACCTAAAATAGTGGTAATGGCATCAACACCCTTAACTGCATAAAGAGTCCAGTTACTATTATAATCAATAGGATATACGGGTACAGTAAAAACCGTACTAGAGGTATGTGCGTTCATACAACTCCACCCATAACCTAATGCACCGAGCACAATATCCCCAACTTTATAAGCAGTTCCAGTGACCCAATACCCTTTAAATACATTTCTGGTTGCAAAATCAGAGGAAATGCCTGTACCGCTAGACAAGATTGTATTTCCAGCAGTATCTGTAACAGTAAGCTCATTAAAATAAGCTGCACCGGTTTTATTTATGTGCCATCCCTGCTTAAAAATATCATCCCAGTTACCACTTTCAATATAATTACCAATCTTAGCATTAGTAATTGAAGCGTCTTCTATATATGCATCCCTAATAAATACATCCCCACCCTTCACTTCAAAGGGAGGATGCACAGAATCGTTTAATGGATTAATAATTGAGAAGGTATCTGCTCTTACCCAAAACTTACTTAATCCCTCACCTACAGCAGGTATAGTTGGATCTTCAGGAATTTCATTCCCTTCGGAATCTAAAATAGGATCCCCATTGGAATCCAGAAGAACAGTAGGAGGAGTATAGTTAGGTGATTTGGCTAATAGTCCGAAGCCAGAGATATTCCCACCAACATCAATAGTTACCCCATAACTAGCAGATAGCCCATTAACAGATTCAGTCACAGTAGATATGGTAGCTGAATTTATACCCGAAGTAGTAGTCAAAGAAGTAATACTAGAGGCGGTTACAATGTCACCATCTGCACGTAATTCTACTTCATCTATAAAAGATGCTGAAAGAGCTCCTACATTAATATTTAAAAGATCTAATGATGCAGCTATCGCACTTGTTTCACCAGCCCGTACACTAATCTCTTCAGCGAGATTAGAAGTATTATCACCCACTGTAGCTGATAATTCTGTAAGACCTTCAGCAGAAGCTACAAGACCATCCTCAGTATCTTCGGTACGTGTACCTAATTCCATAAGTGCAGTGGAATTTGCAGCATAAAATCCATTTAACCCTACAATACCTGACTCTAGTGCTGTAATGCTTTCTGAGGTAGCTAAAGTATTTGAAGCCACTACCTCTTGAGTATTCACCAAACTAGCAGATACATTATCTACTTCTGCAGATAATGCTGTAGATGCTAATGCATTGGCAGTTACACCTGCTGCAGTCCTTATAACTTTAGTAGAGAGATCGTTAACTAATATAGCTTGACCATCTATCCTACCTGTCTCATCTGCCAATAAAGCTCTTACTTCTGTAACTGAAGAAGCAGATGCTTCTAAATCATCAACAAAGGTTTCTTGGTTATGGGTAATAGACGCAAGAGAATTAACATACTGAGTACTTAAATCTGTTAACCCTGCCTCTAAATTTCCTAAGCTTACGGATATCTCAGAGTTTTCGGTTTCTTTTACATCTAATCTTGATCCAAGTACTTCAACATCTAAAAGAAATTCCGCTACTTGTAACTGCAGCTTATCAATATCATTATCTTGAATAACATCATTAGCCATTAAAACATCCAAATAGTGGATGCTTATTTTAAGTTTCTCTAGTGCTATTCTAAGTTTTTCAATATCTTCAGCCATACTTCCTCTTATACAATGTAAGAAGCTAAATTTCTAACTTCGTCTTCGTCTTCGCCATCTTCCCATATTCCATTAGAACCTTTTACCATAGTTGTTTCTTCTGAAGGTTTCCAAGGATTCATAGAAGCAAGCATACTAACAGTATCTAACCAATCATCGTGTTTAGATTTCATACCAGATAAACTAACTAATTTTAATTCATTAAGAGCTTCCTGCATCTCAAAGGATTCTTTCCTTTCTTTAGGTAAATATATTTTATTTAACTTAAATAAGGGAACCATAATGTTAAATCTAACAAGTTTGTTTGTATTGGGTCGTATACCTGGCTTACCTGAATTAACATCACTCGTTAAAGTAAAATAAATATTTCTAGACAACATTTCATTCTGAATCCATTGAATAAATCCCCCCTGTTGTCCCGATACCTCTATACCCACTCCCTGTGGGTTATATTCTTGAGCCAATCTAAACAAATCATTTATATTATGATCCATAGTCTGTCTCTTAATAATACCATCTACCCAGAACCATGAACCTACATTATTATATGCCCATACAGAAATAACACTGTAATCTGAGCTAGTTTTTTCACTGGTGGCAAAATCAGTAGTGATATAGAAATTAAACTTCCCCCTATTATCAATAACCGTATTTCTTTTATACCAAGTAATATCGGTATCTTGTACTAACCTATCTTCATCAGACATAATCCTGAGCATTAGCTCCTGATTAAAGGTATCAATCTTACCTGCCTTAAGTGCCTTATCATGTTGCGATTTAACATACTCATATGTAAATCTATCTTCCCAAGCACCTTTAAAATTTTCTTTAGTGCATGGGTATTCTTCACATACGGGATATACATTAACTGCCCATGCACCTGATTCTACAGCCTTATACAACGGGTCTTTTGAATTAAATGGCGTACCGCTCCAAATAGTCTTACGTCTTGTAGGGTGTAACGCATAATCAATAGCTTTATATACGGTATCTTCAATAGAAGCAATAACCGTAGCAGACCTTGCATCTTCATCACTAACTAAATCATCTAGGATAGCAAGATATGGTCTTTGACCCATCTCTTTTGCTCCCCTCACCCCTGTTTTCGCCCCATAGCCTTTGAATACAGTCATTACACCGTCACGGTTAATAAACTCCCACCTGACATCTGTAAACCTTGTATTAGGAATATAATATTGCAAAAAATCACTATTCTGCCATCTATATTCTAAATTCTTTCGCATATTCTTAACACCGTTCTCGATGCTATCAGATACATATACCCCAAGCGGTACCTTACCAAACCCAGGTATCGAGCCATAAACAGCAATATACAAAATTAGGTATTCGCCTAAGAGAGTAGTTTTTGCTAAGCCCCGTGAACACATATTAACTATGTTCTGTTGCTTACCTCCAATCTTATCTAGCATATTGTAATGTACAACAGGGGACTTATGCTCTTCCCCTGATGCCCCATTAACTAATTTAATAAAATTAATAAACTCTAACGAAAAATCTGAAGGGACATAAGAACTGTCGTCATCGTAAGATACTGAGTTTAAATAATCCTCTACAGTAGATTCCATTATATTCTTACCTTTGTTGAATTTATAAAATTACCTAAGACATTAAGTTCAAAATCTTAACATTCTAGTCTACAATCTCCCCATCTTCAATCAAAATATTACTATGTGCTATTTCCCTAGCATTTAAATTACCCCCCTCCAACATAGACCTTTGCTGCTTAACTAACTCCA